TGTTAAAGCTGAAAAAGCTTTTGTTTTAGATGGTTTAAATAACCCAAAAGAAGCGGCTCATGCTCACATGGAAGCGGCTAGGGCTTATGAAAAAGAAGGCAAATTAGACCTAGCTAAACAACATTCAGATTCAGCCAAAAAACATTTAGATAATCTTTATAAAAAATAAGCTAAATGAAGCCAATTAAAAAGCCTGATCCTAAAGATGGTTTGATTGGTGGAGCTTTAAGACCTAATGCTGGAATTTCTGCTGATTTTGCCAAACCTATCATTGATTTGGTGGGTTTAATGTATCGTGACGTAAAACGAGAAATAGAGCGTACTTTTAAAGAAACCAATTTTGGTTCTGCAATGGATGCTTCTACATCTAGCCAATCTAGGATTATTTTGAACTATTTGCTCAAAAAATGGACAACAAGATTTGACAAACTAGCAAAACGAGCTGTAGATCGCATGATTTCTAGAACTATGCGTAATTCATCAGTTACGTTAGGAATGTCTCTTAAAGATGCTAGTAAAGATTTCACTATCAACACTTCATTTAGTGATGCTGTACTTCAAGACGTAATCAAGGCAAGCACTCTAGAAGCCAGCAATTTAATCAAACTCATACCCCAAAAGTACATTGGAGAGGTTCAAGGTGCTGTTATGAGAAGTATTACTACTGGNAATGGCTTACAAGACCTTGTGCCTTTTCTCACAAAGAAATATCATGGTAATGTNCGTCATGCTAAAAATGTAGCCCTCGATCAAACTCGTAAGGCTTATCAATCAATTAATACTGCCAAACTTAAAGCTTTGGGGGTTAAGAAATTTATTTGGATTCATTCAGGCGGGGGAAAAGAGCCTAGACCGCTTCATGTCAAAATGTCAGGTAATGAATATTCATTTGACGATCCTCCGTATATTGGTATGATGTATGGAAACGAAGTACGGGGATTACCCGCAGATTTACCCAATTGTCGCTGTATTTGCAAACCCATCATCACTTTTGACTTAGAGGAATAAAAATGAAAGAATTTACAGGAAATGGCGACCATGCGTTAGCCACTATGCAGTCCAATGTTACTTCAAATCAAAACATCGGTATGACTGGTCGTTACAGTATGGTGTGTCATGATAAAGATGGTAATTTCAAATGGGCTGAAGAGTTTGAAAACCAAGTGAATCAAATCGGTAAGATTTTAATGCTTACAGCACTTTTGGAAACTACTACTACTTTAGTAGGTCCATTCTTGGGATTGATTAATGCAACCCCTACATTTTCACCCCTTGACACAATGTCTTCCCATGCTGGATGGACAGAGTTTACTAATTACACTGTAGGTGGTTCCGCTGTTCGTGGCACTGCTGTGTTTGCAACCCCTACTGGTAATGCTAATGCAACACCGGGTTCAAACATTGTTACTGCCACTGCTACTGCAATTACTTACACCATCACTGGTGCTGGTGGAACTGTTGCTGGTTGCTTTTTGGTAACAGGTTCAGGTGCATCAGCAACTCAATCTTCAACCACTGGCATATTGTATAGCTCAGGTGCATTTGGTACAGCCAAAATCACTACAGCGGGTGATACAGTTTCAGTAACTTACAGCACAACAGCAACCTCTTAATAGGAGTCTTAAATGACTTTAGCACTATATGATCGAGTACAGCAAACGGGTACTGCTAACACCACTGTTAGCTTTACTCTTTCAGGTAGTGTAGCTGGCTATCAATCTTTTGTTGCCGTTGGTAATGGTAATACCACTTACTATGGTTCATTTGATACATCAGGAAATTGGGAAGTAGGTCTAGGGACTTATTCAACAACAGGTCCAACTTTAACTAGAACAACCATTTTATCTTCCAGCAATGGAGGTTTAGCGGTGACATTCTCAGGTACAGTCAATGTCTTTATAACTTATCCCTCTGAAAAATCCGTAAACCAAGATGCTTCTAATAACGTTACTCTCCCCGCTGGTTTAACTGTTATTAATGACGCTTCTATATCAGGTCTTACTGTTGGTAAGGGTGGTGGTGGTGCAATTAATACTGCTTTTGGAGCATATGCGTTAGCAGCAGTAAATACGGGAAATTACAATACTGGTATTGGAAATAGTGCTTTAAATGCAAACACTTCAGGTGCTCTTAATACAGGAATTGGACAAAGTGCATTAACTTCAAATACTTCAGGCAGTTATAATTCAGCTATTGGTGGGCAAACATTACAAACAAACACAACTGGTTCATATAACACAGCTATAGGAGATGCATCTCTTTACTCAAACACCACCGCATCTAACAACACAGCAGTAGGTTATCAAGCTGGGTATAGCAATACTACTGGTGTTCAAAATGCCATGTTTGGTTATCAAACTGGATATTCAAACACTACAAGTAATTATGCCGCTTATTTTGGTCAGATGGCTGGATACAGTACAACTGGTGGTTTTAATACATTTATTGGCTCAGGTGCTGGCTACTCTGTTAGTTCAGGTGCTAAAAACACCATTATTGGAGGCTACACAGGCAATCAAGGCGGACTAGACATCCGTACAGCAAGTAACTACATTGTGTTATCTGATGGTGATGGTAATCCTAGGGGTATTTTTGATGCTAGTGGAACACTTTATGTTGGACCAGTAAATGGCAGTTTAATTTTTACCAATACTGTTGGTTATTACACAAGAGGTGGCTCTGGTTTTCAAAGAAATCAAACAGCTAATAGCTCTGATTGGGGAATAACATCAACTAATGGTAGTATTTGTAATTTTTATTCATGGAATGGAAGTGCATCAGTATTGGCAGGACAAATTAGTGTAAATGGTGCTACAACTGCATATAACTCTGTTTCAGATTATCGTTTAAAAGAAAATATTGCGCCTATGATAGGTGCTTTAGATAAAATTTCTCAATTAAATCCTGTTACCTATACATTTAAAGATGGCGGTCAAAAATCAGAAGGTTTTATTGCTCACGAATTACAAGCTATTGTTCCTGATGCGGTAACTGGTGAAAAAGACGCTATCAAAGAAGATGGCACACCTGAGTATCAAGGTGTAGATTCATCATTTTTAATTGCAACTTTGACTGCTGCAATCCAAGAACTGAAACTCATCTCCGATGAACAAACGGTAAAACTAGAAGCACAAGCAGACCTCATTACAACAATGCAAGCCAAGCTAAAAGATGCTGGCGTACTAGGATTCTAAAATGACAACAATCGACATGGTTACACCAGAAGAAGTACAACGCAATTACGATGCCGCAATGGATAGCGTAACTCTACTTAACGCTGGCAAGCCTGAACTAATGACTGACGAAGATTGGGCAGATACGGTTAAGCGTAATAAAGAACACTTAGAGATTCAAATTGCTAAAGGTGTAGAGTTTTATGGCGAACATGATTTAACGCCATTTGAGAACGCAGTAAAAGGTTAATCAGCTACCTATTTAGCTGGTATTTTAGGAGAAACATTATGGGCGAAAAACAACTAACCCCTATAACTGTTAACGACAAGAACTACATCCTCGAAGATTTAACGGATGAACAGAAGTACCTGTTTCAAAATTGTGTAGACTTAGATAGAAAAATATCCTCTGCCCAATTCAATCTTTCACAACTTCAAGTGGGTAAAGAAGCGTTTATTAATAAGCTAGAAGCATCTTTAGCTCATAAGCCTGAAGTAGAAGTTTAAATAATAGTTTTATCTTTTTAAGGACAAGGGATGTTTGGTACATCGGCATTTAGCCAACTCCCTTTTTCTTCGACTTCAAACCATGCGTATGCCGTATCTATTACAGAGTCAGTTACATCATCAGACTCCAATACACAGAAATTCAGTTTTTTAGAAGTCATCACTGAAGCATTGACTTCAGCGGATTCAAAAACTTATTTTGCTGGATTTGTTGAAGCTCTTGCTGAAGCTCAATCATTAACTGATGTCAGCGTTCAACAAAGCACATTCTTACAAGTAATCACGGAGATTCAAACCGCTAATGAATCTGAGTCTATATCAGCTCAATTTACCATTAGTCGTGTTGAATCGTTTTCCAGTGATGATATAGATGTAATCAATACTACTTTTTCAGAATCAATTACTGAAAATTTATCTGTAACTGAAATCCCCGTCAACATTAATGAGGTCAATGCTTTTGGCTCTATGACCATGTTTGGCGGTGGTGCATTGGCTGGTAATGATCTTGAAACAGTATTGGGTATTGAAATTACAGCCCAATTCTCTGTCAGCGATTTTGAACCTTTTACTGCAAATGATTCCAACAGTGAACAATCAAGCTTTCTTGAGTCTATTGTTGAGCCTGTTGTTTCACAAGATACATTCCTTGAGCAAGACAACTATTTTGAGTCCATCACCGAGCCATTGGTGGCGAATGATTCTAACACCCAACAAAGTGCTTTCTTAGAGTCCATTACTGAAAATGTTGTTAGTTTTGAGGCATTTAGTGTACAAGACAACTTTTTTGAAGCTATCTCTGAGCCCATTACCAGCAATGATAGTAATTTAGAGCAATCTAATTTTCTTGAATCCATTGCTGAGACTATTGCCAGTGATGACTTCATGGCAATTACAGCCCAATATGTTGTCAGTAATACTGAACCACAATTACTTACTGACACCACAACAATCACAGCCCAATTCGCTGTTGTTGAAAATGAACCTCAAACACTTGATGACCTTCTTACTATTACTGGTCAATTTGTCGTCAGTAACACGGAAAATCAAACCAATGATGATTTCAGCGTTCAACAATGTGACTTTTTAGAGTCAATTATTGAGCCTTTAAGCTCTTTTGATGCAAACGCTGAGCAAGATAACTTTTTTGAATCCATCTCTGAACCCGCATCAATTGATGATTCAAGTACCCAATCCAGTAATTTTATTGAATCAATTACTGAAAATCAAACAGCTGATGACTCCCAAACGATCACCGCTCAATTTGCCGTCAGCGT